GGAGCGGTGCCTCCCCGTTCGACTTACGCTTACGGTTCATGCGACGCACCTGCGCGAGGAACGTCTTAGGGTCGTCACCGGGCCAACGGCATCCGATAACGTGACCCCATGATATGGAGTGCCGGTCTAAGCCTGCATTCTTAAATAGCTTTAAGAGTGTAGCTCCGGCGCTGTCGGTCAGTGGGCGGCCAAGCTCTGCGTCTAGCTTGGACGGTCCCTCCCCTAAGACAAGGATGTCCGCCCCTTGGTTTGTTTCAAACTCGACGGGGCTCCAGCACCCCGCATCTTCCCAGTGCTTTTTAAGTGGGCACTGCTCACACTTGGCTTTATCGAACGCCATCTGCCCCCCTAAAAGGAGGTGCCTTACGGGAAGGCCATCACCCCTTCCCTACTCGACACGGGTAAAACACTCAACAACAAAACCCCACGCCAAGATTAAGACACCCCCTTGAAGTAACTGAGGGGCGCTTCACGGGGTAACCAGTCCCTACTGCGTGTTAGCCAAGGAGATGAAGAGGCTACACGTAGATTGAAGCGCCCCAGAACATTACACGTTGATGAAGTCGCCCAGAGCATCGTCGCTCGAAGCAGGGCCATTGCTGGTCCGCATCGCTGACTTAGCCTGAGCCGGGGTCAACCACTTACGGGTTGGCCAACCGCCTTCCTCAACTGCTGGAGCAAAGTAACAATACCCAGTGAGTCCGAGCAAAGACTCCTCCAACGTCTTCTTGATGTCATCCATGCTCGAACTCGCGCTACCAAACGTGGCACGGATCTCCGCAGGGCTCAATCCCATAGAGGTAAAGAACCTCATCCAAACGCCCTTGACCTTATCGTCAGCACTCTTGGGGATGTTGATGCCATCCTTGATGACGCACCCTTCCGCATCACCGTCAATGACGGTAGCGTGAAGGCTGACCCGGTTGTTGCCAGACTGAGTCGTATACGTATCAATCGCAGTAAGCTTGACGTGGTACACGCCTTCGCCTGCTGGTGGCTGGGTGAAAGAAGTCGTCGTACTAAAATCAAAATTAAACATTGTTCATTACCTCACATCGAATCAATAAAGTTTTGCAGCATGTTGCTGCTGTGTTTACGTAAAGACGCACGGTCAAGCGCGTCCATGAAGATCCAGCGTACAAACTCTGGACTCCCCTCCGTCGCATCCATCAGTTCCTTCTGATGCTCGACGAAGACCTTCTTAACTGCCCCCGGCTTACCGTCCAGTGCAGGAGCCAAGGCTAGGCTCAGTTTCGCTACATGTTCTTCAAAGTATGCTAGTTCTTCAGGGCGTGGTAAGTCGTACCCTGCGCTAAGAAGGACATCACGTAGGTTCATCGGGAACCTCTCCGGCGTGATGGCCAACCGATCGCCTGTAATATAATCCGAATCCGGTCCCGTCTGAAGGACGTGGGGCCAGCCCTTGGCCTTCTTATCGTAGACCACGCGAGCGCAAATATCCCACATGGCCGGAAGCTTCTCTGGAAGCTGCCACCCCGGCACCATCGGACATCCCTTCACCCAACGCTTCTGGCCGTCCTGTCCGACTTCCTTAGGTGCCTGCTCGTGCATCGTTACGAAGACGTGGCAGTCAGCATTCCGAGCCGCCTCGATGAAATCGTACACCCGCTTGTTGAAGTTATCAAACGCTCCCCAACCAGCGACGGCCTTCTTGCACTTAGCTAGTTCCCAATCAAGAATGATGCTGAAGTCATCTACGATAATCGCGGGGTAATCTTTGGCGTGCTGCCTGATGATCTTTGTGATCTCAGGCAGGCCGACCTTACCTCCAGCTTCAACGGACTTGGGCTCACGGGACAACCATCCCTTACAGAGCAACGCGCCTCTCGGTGCGATGAACAGTCCATTCGGAAACGACCTAATCATTGCGAGTGTCTTACCACTCTTCGCAGGACCGTAGATCCCGCCAAACACATACTTACTCATTTCATTCCTCCCCACTGACAACTCGATAAAAACTTACATGGGCCGAAGTTCCAACAGGCTCCCCCGTGAAACGCACCCGGCCACTCCATTGCTTCTCTGTCTGAATACTTGTGGACCATCTGTTCTGCATGCAGGATGGTCGACTTAAAATTCGCTACGGCGTACGGAGCAGGCTCAACGGGCACACGAGTAAACATCGGTGCCTTACCTGACTTCGGCCACTCAATGACATTGAGCAGCACGCCTCCCCATTTCTCCTTATACTTAGCTTGTCCGATCATTTGGTAACCGACCATCTGGCCGCTGATCGAGTACTGGCCTAACGACCTACCCGACCAACGGCCAGCGGATTTGTGATCTACGTAATATATCTTACCAGATATTGGGTGCTCCCAGATAGCATCGACCCGCTGTGTATACAGGACAGATTCATTACGTTCCTCATCAAAGACGTGGACCATGAGTTCATGTTCCACGGCCTTGGTAATCCAGTTCTCCGAGTTCCAATGAAGCTGGTAAGCGGCCAACACTTCTAGGATCTCGTCTACATACTTAAGCCACGCAGCCCGGACCCCACCGGGCTGCCTCTCAGCTAACTCGACTACGGCTTCAGCCGGAGTAAGTAGCTGGTCTTCCTTGCCCTTCCACTCATCCATCTGGAGAGCGTAGTGATGGGCAATACCTACGTGGATCATCGATCCTTTGACCAACGCTTCAGCCGGGGCCATAGTCGAAGCGGGCGTATCTGCTAAGTACTTGAGTGCATATAAGCGCGGGCACTTCAGTACAGTCTGTAACCGGTGCCATCCCTTGCGAGATGGGCCCGGATCGATGAGATGTTTCATGCTTCCGGGACTTCGTTTAGGTTGTGGAACAAGATGTTGCCGTTACTCTCCGGGCCGGTAGCGAACGGTAGTTGTGTATGGTACGACTTGTCTACCATCCTGAGCAACACGGGTAGCGGTAGCTTCGACAGAAGGGAGATGGCACAGACCACCTCAACAATCTGCTCAACTACATAATGCGAGTTCTCCCCCTCGCAGTGCTTACTTACTGCTTTGGCCAACGCTAACTTAAAATCCAAACTTGTTTCTTTATCCAAGACTCACCTCCAAAATTGAATTGATTAACTCTTCCTCATCATCGACCCCCGCTAAGGTATCAGCCAAACCTTCGGCCTCCTCATCGAGAGTGATGTCTGCAACATCCTCCAGCTTATCCAGCAAGAGGTCTGCTACATGCTCATCAACGGTACCTTCCGCGATGAGATACGTAATCAGAACCGGGCGGTCTGATCCGTGTCTACTAAATCTCCCTTCCGCTTGGGTTACTTGCCCCGGTGTCCATGGCAAGAGTGCGAAGTAAACGGAGTCAGTACATTGGAGACCATCAATGGCCTCACCAAAAGCATCCGTCGTACCGACGAACACCGCTGCTCCATCCCTCCCCGCAAACGCCTTAACCTCGTCCTCTCGAACAGACAAGCTATCGCCGCCATGTCCAGAGAAAACCGGCACATTCAGCGATGCAAGCTTCTTGCTGATCGCCTTCGTCAGTGCCGTACAGTCCTGCCGTCGCCCCGTAAAGACTACGACCTTTTCCGTACCTGAGAATATATCTTCCCAGACATGCTCTACAACTAACTTACGTTTCATCGTAGCAGTCTGCATCAACTGTGTTTCGAATAACGCAGACGGCCCTCGCTTCGCTGCGCTCTTAAGCTCCTGCCTAAAGCTAGCGGCTCGAACAAGTTCACCCGCACTGATGTAAAGCAGGCGGCGACGCTTAGGCGGCAACGACCGGGCCATCTCCGCATAAGAAACTGCATGCGTCAGACCGTCCAGCGTATCCTTAAGCTCATCGCAGTTACTCTTACCCGACGTATCCAGTCCACCATATTGACCGGGACGTGCATCACAGAAGTAGTGCATCCAATCCCAACTGGAGCCGTGACGACCGGGCTGGATTAAATCTAACTGCCCCCATAAGTCAGAGCGTCGGTCACGGATGGGCGTAGCCGTAAGGCCCAGCCTTCGGTCGGCTAAGCGGGCTAGTCGTGCTGCCGCTGAAACGCGATTATTTAACCAGCGGTAGCCGTACCCTCCGGTAATCGTAACGTAGCGTTCCTTACGTTTATGGGACTTGCCCTTATGTATCTCGTCGAACACGATGGATAACTCGTACGGTTCACTGGCTGCCCACGTAAGCAGGGCCTCTAGCCAATGCGGAAGTATCTCCCAAGAGATAACAACCGCTTCGACTTCATGATCGATGGGCTCGGCTCCCTGACCACTAAGTATCTGTAGCTTAAGGTCAGTGTACTGTGCTGCTTCCCGCTGCCACTGACGCTTAGTCGTAGCGCGAGTCACTATGATCTTCTTCTCTCCTTCTTCTCCGCTGATTAGAAACAGTAGGGCTGCTAGTGTCTTACCGGCACCGCACGCCCACCATAGATTAGAACCTTCGTTCCCACGCTGATGCAACCAAGACCATGCTTCACGCTGGTAAGAGGTAAGGAACCCATCCAGCACCCACGGCTTGACTCGATTGCGAATGCGGGGAACTTCCCAAGGAAGCTCCTCATTCATCTTATGCCTCGATTATTTCTGTTGGTAACAAGTGGAAACTAATCCACGCTAAAACGTCTCGTGAAAGACCGCTTAACTCTACATCCGCCCCATCGATACAGAGGTCTACGTTGAACATCTCGGAGACTGCAACGTAGATCAACCGCTCTTCAAAATCGGGGGCCTCATCAAGTTCAAGAACGAGTGTCATACATGAAGCTTAACCTTCTTGCGGCACGCCTTCTTGCTACTCGCTTTCTTTTTATCCGGATGCCGCCCTGCCTTCGCAGACCGAGCCATCATGTTCACTACAATCATATTCCTCTTCTTCATCACTTACCTCTCTTTGGATCACAATGACTCTATTCTGCGTTTCAATCCAGCAGTGGGCACCACAGCTTAACGGATCGTGCGGGCGATAAACCACGCGTGCGATCTCGTGCGTGCCTGTCTGCTCATCTAAGATAACCGCCTCATGACCGTAGCGGTTATCCTTGTAGGTCTTAACGGTGAGGCAAGGCTCGTCCGTGCCGTGCTTCCTATTCGCCTTAATCACATGTTGATTTACGTGTACAATCGTCTTCATCGCATCTCCCTTCTTCCTATGTTAAGTCTCCGGCATGGACCCACGCCGGAATACCATCATCTTTGTTTGGTTATATTTAACTAGCTACGTACTTATCTCAGTCCCACTCGGTATTTACTGGGCGGGCCTTGGCCTTGGTTGGTGGTAGCTCTTTACGTAAGAGCTTCTCGAACTCCCGACCATGCTTACAAGTGCAAGGGACGATCTTTCGATCCTCCCCGTGACGCCACCCAAGAATACTAAGGTATCCTTTATTCAAACAATACGAGCAGGTCTTAGCCATCACTCACCTCCGAAAGTTATAGACGTACTCATCTCGTGTGTCTGCATAGAAGTCAGCCTGCTCTTCAGCAAGCTGAACGCATATCGCACAGCGTCCGTGCTTCAGCCTTAAGGTGTCAGCCTTACAAGATCCGCACCAGTCTTTGTAACCGTTAACGTACTCGTCGTTACCGTTACCATCCGTGTACCATACCGGGTCCTTCCTATTCTCTTTGCTACTCACTCTTCACCCCCTAAATCTAAGCTGATTACTTCTGGGTAAACCACGGGCTCCGAACTCTCTAAGTGAAAGCAGTATTCAACCACGTATTCATGGGGCTGCCGTGCTGCCCTAGCTTCCGCCACGTCCGAGAATAACGAGCGCGGGTTACCGTCTGCCGTCTCTACTGAATACATATACATTCTATTAAGCATCATGCACCTCCGTGTTGCTCTTCTAAGAGAGCATCCATCAAGTCATCTGCATCCTCGCCCGACTTCAAAATCTCAAGCTGCTCTGGCGTTACGTAAAGCCCCATGGGCCTGCACGCTGTCCAAGTATAGCCATCATCAAGAACCCAAATCTTGTGGTAGGGCACCTTCAACTTATCCACGTCCATATCTTCTACTCCTTTGCGACTAAGTACATCACCTAACGTCTTAAACAAATCATCAATCATCACTCACCTCCTTTCGAATAACCATCTTTAAACCAACCTTCTCCCTTAAGGATGAAGCCACCTAAGCTCACGAGCTTAGATACCTTAACCCCTTCGCACTTCGGACATTGAACCGAAGGCGAAGCGGCCCGCACCAGCTTTTCAAACTGATGCGAGCACGCTTCGCAACGGTATTCGTAAATAGGCATAGCTACCTACTACGACAGTTCACGAATCGTGTGCGCCGTAATGTACTGCTTGATGATGAACCTAAGCTGGTTCGACAGCGGGCGCTCTTCGGCATCCGCAATCTGCTTAAGGGCATCGTGCATCGCATCAGTCATATACAGCATCACTGCCTTCGGAAACTTCTTACTCACATTAGTCTTCTTTCCCATACTTCACCTCCTTATGGAGCGGGGATTGCTCCCCGCCCCGTTAACATTAAGCCGCAATCAGCAGGTCAAGAGCCTTCTGATTAAGGGCATCACCACTTCCAAACCAAGACGCTTCAAGAAGCCGCTCTGCTCGGCGACGCTTGTAATCCTTAGCATTCTTATCGCCAGCGTTAACGCGAGCGTGATGAGTTGTGAACTCGGTAACGGCGTTGTACGCCCCCCAAGCCGTGCCTCTTACTCCAACGATGTCAGTACCAACACCAGTCTCGAACAACTCGTTAAGCTTCTCGCGCTTATTATTAGTCATTGTCCAGCTTCGACCGGGCTTCTCCTCATCCTTGACTTCAGGCAAAGGCATGAGTACGTCAAGCAACTCGGCCCACTGGGCTGAGTTAACCTGCTTCCGAGCAAGTCCCTTCATCGTTTCTGCATACACTTCGGCGTTATCAATAGCCAGCCCAAGAACACGCTTGGCCTCATCGATCTTACCCATAGCCGATGGCGTATGGCGGATCTTAACCATCTTGTTGCCGTTCTTCTTAGCTTCACCAAGAGCGTAGTTGGCCGTGTTCTGGCAAACAATCCGAGTTCCAGTAAAGAACGCGGTCAAGTTTGTACGACCATCTTTCCCATCAATCAAAGCAAGGTAAGGCTGGACTTCATCGCCGGGAACCGGAGCGAACGTAAGGTTGGTTAACTCTGCTAGCAACCAAATCTTACGACCACCATGAAGCGAGCCTGCCGTATGATAACGAATCAGGCGCTCCGGGCCAGCCAGTGCATCCATGAACTCAAAGCATTCAGTATTCTGAATCGGCGTATACTGATTGCCAACCACTCCCAACACGGTCTTCGTATCGTCCCTAACAACTGCGTAGTTATTAGGAAGCTCGATGTGCGAACCGTCCTTATCGTATTCAGCGAAGACTCGCTGACATCCGACGCTCCAATCCAAACCAGCAGCAACGATAGCTTCTTCAGCCGTTACTGCATTATCGCCAACGTACTTACCAAGACCATGCCAAGGCACATTCCCGACGTACATCATGTTAGCGCGACCATTACTCATATCAAGTGCATGCGACATTATGCCACCTCCATATCAAAAACTAGGTATCTTCCACACTGCATAAAGATATGCAGATTCTCATTAGGGTTATCATCACAGTAAGCCATTGCTTCCTCCACAGTTAAAAACTTAGCTATTGCTCTCATCACTTCACCTCCATGTCATAGACGTGGTACCGCCGATCATATTCTTTGATTATAAACAAGTTCTTCTCGTCATTCTCTTCACAATATTTAATAGCGTCTTGGATAACTAGAAACTCAGCTACTGACTTAATCACTTTCAGCATCACTCACCTCCTTCAACAAGTTAGGGTCTCTCTTCATAAGCTCGGCATCTACCATGAACTTAAGCTGGTTCAAAGTATTAACTTCCAGCCGGTCCATCTCTTTAGCCAGCCCATCAATGAACGTACGTTGTTCAAACGGGACTTCATAAATCGCGTGCCTAACCAAGTCTTCTGGGTGCTCTAGCGAAAAGCGCCGTAAGAGTTCATGCCTTACATCATACTTGAGCAAGTCATCTATTGGTATCTCGACCGCACATCGAACATAATCTAAAATATCCATATCGTCATCTCCTAGCCGGCGAGGCTATTTCCGCCAGCGACGACAATGTAGCCGGTTGGGTGTGAGCCGTCAAGCAATCCGCCGATTGTCGGCGTTGTACCTCGGTCGACCACCAGATGTTTGCCACCTGTTTTCTACCGTGCTACATTGGGTGTGCCCCCCGAACCACGGGGCGAAGGAGATGACGATATGGAACATAAATATAGATTGACTAAGAACTCTAACAACGGGAAGACCGGTGGAGGCGTATACGTTACGACTACCAGTAGGTCATCTTGTTCAAGCGCGTGCCCGTTCAAAGCGGAGTACGATGAAGACGGTAAGATTATTTACAAGGGCTGCTACGCCGACCAGTTCCACATGAAGATGCATTGGGATAAGGTATCTTCAGGTGAACGTGGCGATACCTTAGAGGAGTTCATTAAGGACGTCCACGACCTACCTTACAGAGCGCTCGTGCGCCATAACCAAGCGGGAGACCTGCCCGGTGATGGCCGCCGTACGTTGTTTAGGGATGAGTGCTTTAAGCTAGCTAAGGCGTTCAGGCGCGTACTTGCTTGGACGTATACGTCATATCCATTGACGGCGTTCAACATCGAGACCCTTAAGGAGATGCTGCGGAAGGGCTTCGTAGTTAACAAGTCATGCTATTCGCTTGATCAAGTGGACAAAGCGATGGACGAGGGCATCCCTGCGACGGTGGTGCTACCTTCTAATACCATGAAGGGCAAAGTAAGCACGCCGCAAGGTCGGACCGTGGCTCGCTGCCCCGCTGAACTAAGTAAGAAGATTAACTGCGGTAACTGCGGCGGAGCCAAGGGCCCCTTGTGCTTAAGGCCCGACCGCGACTTTGCTGTGGGCTTCGTGGCTCACGGTATCTTTAAGAAGAAAGCTGATGCAATGCTTGGAGGTGAATGATGGGATTCTTTAAAGAACTTCAGATGGCTATAGATAATGGATACAACGCTGCGTTCATCTTTGATGCTGGACGCGTTACCTACGGTACCTTTAGTACCAATGCAAGTATTCGTAGACACGCTCGCCATAAGAAAGCGCAAATCGCTATTCGCTTAAGTCCGGACGGAGAAAATCCCGTGCCGGTCTACCGGGCCGCCGACCTTAAGGAGCGGATGCGAGAGCTTTTGGTGAAGCTGCTGCATTTAACGTGAGATAAAATCTCTTAAGGAGTCCTTATGAACTGCCCTTATTGTAATCATTCGACCAATCGCGTCATTGATACGGCGCAAAGTTCTAAAAGCTATGTAGTTAACAGAGGTAAGTATTACCTGTGGCAATGGGGGATTCAGATGACTAAGTCCATACCTAAGCAACACGATTCATTCATTGCGCGTAGTCGTAAGTGTAAGAAATGTGAGCGAGCGTTTAGGACGGTAGAGACCATTCAGAAGTCTTAAGTTCTTATACTTAAGTACGCACATGCCGGCGTGCGGGCGCGAGATTCGCCGAAAGTCGGCGTTTGACCTGCCTGTTTGACAGCACCCGAGATGCCGGGTTACATTGCCGTCAGCCGAGGGGCAGGAGGGAATCGAAATGAGTTATCAATCTTTGAATATGTTCGCTGGCCGGATTGAAAAAGAACTTAATAAGACTTTGGAGAGCGGTCGTTATAATAAAGAATACGTTCTTACTATGACGATGACCCTCCATTTCCTTAAGGCGTTGAAGCGGTTTTACTAGGAGGTAATGATGAATAGTGCATTGATTATGTACTCGGTGTTGGTGTCCAGTTTGTTCATGTTGATTATTTACATTTGTGAGGTGTGAGATGGGAACTGTTTATACTGAAGTAGCGATTGATACAACGATTGAATGCGAAGTCAGCCTTGATGAATATCAAATCATGGAGATGATTTGCGACGACGGCATCACGTTTAATGACCTTCTTGGTTATGGCGCGATTGATGAAGACGAAATCGTTCAATACCTTAAGGAAATCGGCCAGACCCCGGCGACAGCGATTACCGCCAAGGAATATCTTGAAGCGTTGACTGGAAGCACTGATGTTAAGACCCAGCTTGAGGAGCTTAAGGCGGAGAACCTCTCCCTTAAGGAAGAACTTAATGCGGTTCTTAAGTGCAAGCAGGCTCTTGTTGAGGCTGTCAACATGCTTAATCGCATTACTGATATTGCAGCAGGCAAGGGCTACTGGGCTCTTAAGGGAGCGCTTCAAGAAGTTGATGCTGTCGGGGTGGAGCCGCTTAAGGAAGCGTTCCCTCTTCCATCAATGGAAGGGATGCACCTTGTTGATGAAGATGAGGAAGATGAGCCTGTGGTTCCGTGGCATGGTGTTCCTTATCCTAAGCTGGATGATGATGAGCCGCCGACGACCTTTAAGACGGCGGATGAACTTGATAACGAAGGAGGTGCATGATGTTTACATGCTTTGAATGTGAATCAGAGAATGTGAAAGAGTTTGAAGTAAAGAAGTTCGAAACCGCCACGGAGAAGCACGTTGAATGCTTGGATTGTGGCGATGTATGGATTGAGGCTGAGTTCTTTAGCCCCGTTGTTAAGAAAGATGAATCAAATGAAGGAGGTGCATGATGGGAATCAGCGACAGAACTTTACATAATCGGTACGACATCGTTAGCGGTAGAGGCGGTCGAGTTAATGATGGCTGGAAGCCGCCCCACATAAATAACGGGTTCCGTAGATCCTACGTGTTTAAGAATGGGTATGAAGTCTCCATCGTATGGCACGACGGCTCTTACGGAGGCTCCGCTTGCCTATTTGAAGTAGCCATCATCGACCCTTACGGTGCGTTCGTATACGATGTCATCGAAAAAGATCAATGCGATGTTTATGGATGGCTCGACTTCTATGGAGTCGTGGTCCTTATGGGTAAGGTAGAGGCGCTGCCGGACCCTCGAAAGCTATCCCAAACGTACGCTTCTGATACGGAAGCGCAACTAAGAGAACTACTGGAAGGAGGTGAAGCATGAGTAACTTAACGCGGCGCGACCCCTTCGCTCTTGCGGAGTGGGTCGTTAGTACTTGGACGGAGGATGAACTTAAGGAGCACGCGGTTATGGCAGTCGTTGGTAAATACCACAACGACCCCGGCCAGTTTGAACAGGACTTCGAGTTAATGAAAGCAGATAAGGAAGGTGCATGATGGATACGACTATGGAACTGGTGACGAACTTGATGTATTACGATTACAACGAGCCGAGGTGCAACATCTTAAGCGCTGCTTACGGTGGCACTCCGAGGGAGTGGGCCGATAAGATTGACGCTTACGATCCTTATGCTCGTGAGAAGCACGACAAGCTTAAGAACCGTGGCATCTTAGGGCTGTGGGCTGAGCTTGATGATCGCAATCGTAGGAACCTACTTAAGGGACTGGCATCGTACGTTGCTCGCCTTAAGGGTTACGTCGTTGAAGATCCGTTCGAGACTAAAATGATTGAGGAACATGAGGCTCGCTTGGACACCGAGTACTGTGATGTTCCTTAAGGAAGCGGGGGGTCTTAGGTGCTTAAGGGCGTTGGGGTTAGGGCGCTCTTGACACCTAAGTCGCTTCCGGGGGCCGTTCTTATCGTGGGGTATAAGGACGGTCCCCTCATTATCTCTTACGTAAGGACATTCGGTAACATATAAGGACAAGTAAGGACACCGAAGGACGCTTACGAAGGCTTAGTAAGGCTAGGAACTATGCTTAGCGCACCGTAAGGTGCTATCTAAGCTACTTACTAAGGCTTCGTAAGCGTGATAGTTCTTCCATTTTCCCTTACTTTGCTACTTGCTTAGGCCTTCTTAGCTTCTTTAGTTCCCTTTTCCTTCTTGCTACTTACTTCAGTCATATTACCCTTACATACTTCCCTTTTACTTAATTCCTACTTGCTTCTTGCTTCTTTTTTCTATCACGATGCTACTCGCTAGCGTCACGTTACCCCCCGACGCTACTCGCTAACGTCACGTTAAGGGCTACACACTATCACAGAGGGCTACCCGCCCCTTGAAACCGCACCGAGCGTGATAGACAAGCAAAAAAGCAGGGGGCCGAAGCCCCCCGCGCTCGGGTCATTCTCCTTCGCTGAAGATGTCGTCGCGAATCTGGTTCTCAAGGTCAGCGTAGTAGTCGTTGCTCCCAATGTAGTCGTTGGGGGGTGAGAGTTCTCCGTTTTCAATCATCGTCGCGTGGTCGTTGGTCCCGCACTCCGAGCAAGGCCCAAGGGCCGCCTCAAGCTCAGCGACACGGGCCTCCAACTCTTCGTAGGTCAGCTTCCGTGGCAGGGCCGCGACCTTTTGCATCATCTCAACGACTTCAACAAAGTCAAGCCAACCCTCGACGTCCGACGTGACGGGCGTCTTGTAGTACAACTCGCCCTGCCATGTCACAGCCGCCTCGAACAAGCACTTGTCAGCACCGTAGGAGTGGCCTCCCCAGACGACTGACATGCCGTACCCGTTCTCGAACGTGTACTCCCGACGGAACTTGTTGTCGTGGCCAGCAGGCGACCAATCCGAGTCCTTTGTGAAAGGGGCCTCACTCTTCGCAATCAATTCTTTCAACTTGCTCAACATTCTCATTCTCCAGTGGGGGGCATAGCGCCCCCCGTGAGTGGTTTACTTGGATCGATACTTCCGAGTGGAAGTACGGTTGCCGACCCGCGCGGGACGCGGTGCTGCGGCGAGTTGTTCGTTGTACGAGCGCACAACCGTGGGACAGTCAGGCTTACCGCGCTCATGCGCCGTCCACTTGACCGAAGAGTCAAAGTCTTGGCGGGCAACAAACCCGCGCTGATGATTCGTTTTCATAGAGAGCCTCCAAAGGCAAGAACGTGTAGGTAGGCGAAGTTGTGGAAGAAGGCGAACAGGACCACAGCGAACAGGGGGCTGCACTTAAGGGCCAGCCAGATTTCAGGATGTAGATTCATAGTTTCTCCAATGGGTGATAGGGGGCATGCGCCCCCCGTTAGGGTTAGTGATCGTAGTTACAACCGATGATCCATTTCTCTCCTTCGTGGTAAGCCGCGCCCTCATAGAAGCCACAGCATCCTGCGGCATAAGACGCCAAGAAAGCCTCCTTGCACAGCCCGTCAGACTCCCGGTAAGCGCGGAAGTTATCCGCGTAGTTCAGGTCGTACCGAAAGATGTGCA